ACCACCCAGATTTATACTGCACTTCATCGTCTCACCCACAAAAGTACACCGCAATTAGAAAAATTAAAACAAATCAATAAATATCAACACATTAAAAAACATCACACCACATAATGGGGCTTCTTCTCATTTACTATGATGACCAAAAGAAATCATACACATTCAAAATTGCATGCTTAATTTGCCCCATTATTGCCCCAAATCTGCCCCATCTCTCGCAGCTAGATAGATAGTCACGTTGCACCTAATTTCAAAAATTCCCATGCTACGAGCATTAGAAAGACTTAAGGCCCCACAAACCTTTTTGTATGAAGCAAATAAAAATGGAGTAGAGTTGCCAGGACCTATTTACCGAACGGAAAGTACCTCTGCAATTCAACCGTAAAGCCTTTCGCCAGTAGAATGGAAGCTGCGAGAGTACTACGAGTAAACAGAATTCTACAGGGAATCTTTCGTAGTGAAGTTACTCATTAGACTTGTGTTTTTTTGCATGGTAATCGACTACTTGAACATCTGCTCTTGGTTTGCCCCCTGGTTCAAACTGCAGTGCCTTAAATACAGCAGAAGACAATACTAAGCGCCCGTTTTTGGATGCATCTAAAACTATGACGCTAATCGGAGTACTTTGTATTAACGGGTTACTAATCAATAGTTCAGTCGTAATAGGGAAAATATTACTCGATGCAACAAGTTGCTCTGGATCATAGGTGTGACCAGATTTCATTTGTTTCCCTGCATACATATTAGAAATCATTAATACATCTATGTTTCTTGGTTCCTCCCAATCTTTTAAGAGTGAAGTGTGTTCTCCATAATCCCAATTATCGAAGTCTAATTTAGAACCTACCCACGTTTTTCTTAATTTTCCCTCACTATCTCGGTATAACAGTGCTGCATTGTAAAACTCAACCCTCGCATTCTCTGGTACAACTATAGATCCGTGGTTAAACGTGGGAATTTCGGATATATCATTCCCATTAGCATCCCTTATTTTTATGGGCCCCCATAATTTCCCTCCATCATCTGCAACGTATATGCGGCTGTCGCCTCCTTTGGCGATTTCAAAATGCATATCCCCTCTTCGCGCGTAAAATGAGAGCGGGTATTTGTATATTGATACTTCAGATTCTTCAGTCGGGAGGGTTAATATTGGGCCGCTTTTTTCCTTCCCTTTTCTTTTTATCGTAATTTCACCCGGAACTCTTTCACCTTCAGCGTTAACCACTAAAAACCTTTGTCCGTCTTGGACTCGTTTGTCATCCACATACACGTCAATACTATCATCTATGAAGACATCATAGATGATTGGCAATGTTAGCGTGAGAAAAAATGCAGATATAAAAAGTACTCCTAAGTAAAGAGAAATTCTCCTACCTTTTTCATCAAGTGCAGCTTCCTTGAAAAAAGGTGGATTTCCATTGAATATCCCATACAGAAGAAATAGAGTAGAACCCACTATGCTGGCAACCAGCAGAATTTCTCTAGCATCTTTTGAAATGACCCAATCGATCAATTCTTTTTCTTCCATGAGAATGTCTCCATTTATACCTGCAATAGTTGGAGGAAATTTCCTTCCTCAAAATTCGACAAGCATTCTTCTTTTCGCCTGGCTTGGGAGAAGTTAAATAAGCTTTTATTGTCTATTACGATCACGCTAAAAGATGCCATATAAAAACTCATACACATAAATTGTTGGGTTCACTGGTATATACTTTCTTTAATCATAAAAGATTCCTATAAGCTCTAAGCATCCGTGAAGTTGGAAGGCTATATATTTCAAGTAGTAATAGATTTAAAACCGTTATGGCATCTATCAACTCTATTTGAAGTAAACCATTATAAAGTTTACGATCTAAATCGATATTAGATAATCTATGACACACCGAGTAGATACCGTAAGATTACAGTATGGCAGGGATATACGGGAAAAGGTAAAAATCAGATAAGAATTCTTGGATCTTATTGGACTACACGGGCTCTTGTTGAAAATGTACCTAAATAACTTCCTTCAGGTAGGGTCGGTGCTCATGGTAAAACTTACGCGCTTCGCTGAGTTCCCATTCAAACGCCTTGCGGCAATGGTCCTCTTGCTTGTTAAGCTTTAAGAACAGCCAATCAATAAACTTGATGGGCGAGCGCTTACCTTATCGCACACGGATGTAGCTCCAACCGCTAATAGTGAGATCAGACTGACCAGTAAGCAAGTGCAGCATAAACATGTTCAGTGCCAACAGAAAGCGCATAAACAGATTCCTTATGAAGACCATAATTCCTCGCTTATATCATCATATTATCTGAGTGTTGAATATTTTCAGCTTCGGTTGGTACGTTTAATCTAAACACACCCTGCTCAACATTCGCTTTATGATACAAATAGCTGCCATCAGGAAATGCAGTTTGAAACGATAATTCGCCGCCTCGAAATGCCGCACCCACACATTTGTAGCGAATGGGGCCAGAAGCCGCACTCAAATCTATATGTCTTACTGTCGGATCTTCTGTTTCAAATGACACGGTACCAATATTGATTTCAATATCACCACCTGAGTCCTTATCAAACATCCATACTTTGTTATCAAAAGCATCACCAAGACCAACGGCTTTGTAACCTGCATCCAATGAAATGTATTGGCTGTGACTACCACCCGTCCTAAATGGCACTGATTCCCATTCACCACCCGAAATGATTACGCGTTTTTGTTCCAACGTGTTTACACCTCGAATACCGCCATCAGCGTTAACATTAATAAACGATAAAAGCCCAGACCCTTTTAACTTCCTAGCGCGAAAATCGTCAATCGTTGTACCGTCAAACGTAATATTCCCTTCAACAGTAGCTGGAACACAATCGGAGGTGATGGCAAGTTTAACTTTACCACCCACAATTTTGGTCGTTTTTCCAGTGCGGTTAGAAGCCTGAGTGAAAGCCAATCCACCTTTTTTAGATGGGTCAACATTAGGAACGTCAACATTGCGTAGAGTATTACCATCCGCGTTAACCTCTGCGAACTCACTAAACACACAATCTTCAAACGTACACTCTGATACCTTTTGGCTTGAGATTAATTGGGTCCCATTGTGGTTCTTAACTGAGATACGTTTGGCCGATTGACCATAGTCCGGCCCGCTATTCGCTATCGACATGACGCCGCCAGTATGCTCATAGTAGATATCATGCTCAAACGATCCATGGTGCGTGAATGCGCCGTTCTTCGTACCCGTTTCTCGCGAGTTTTTAACCAAACAATACGCTGAAGAAGTATGATCGGTTACATGACGCCCAGATTTGTTAAAAATCTCCTTGGCTTCACAGTACAAGGCTCCATTGCGACCAATAACTTGATCAGAACGGTTATGCAAAGGAAGGTCTGTCGAACAGTCCGATTCTTTTCCACGGTTAACCCACTGCTCAAAGATAGCCACAAAAGGGATATCTAATCCTCTTAGGCCTGTTATCTCGTACTTATGCGCAATTTCAAAACTGATAAGGGAAGTAGCTTGTTGAGATTTAAACTCATCGCCAGAGCCTTCTCCATCTGTAATCTCCTGTTCATAATAACAATCCCCCACATCCAATAGTTTGATGTTTTCAACTGGTTTAACTTTTCGATATGTGATTTTTCTTCCTGCTAGAAGCTTCCAACCAGTGCGGTAATTTAAACGAACTTGATTAGGGTTCCCGTAGTGACCCTGAGCCTCAATCAGATAGTTGATTTCACGGCCAACCGTTGTACCTGGCGCAATATCCGTCGTTACGATCCACCAAGAGCCTCGGGTAAATCGGTCTGACACACCTGGGACCGGGAAAACTTCACTAAACTCGGGTAAATCTTCCGTTAGAACTTGTTCATATACTTCATTGGTCATCTCACCACGAAAACATAAGTGACCTGGAGAGCGTGGGTTGTTTACAATATTAGTCGTCCGGTCAGGCTCATAACCTGTTGGGGCTCGCCAATACCGCGGAATGTTATCAAATTTGATTTTGATATCACCACGATCATAAACATGGTGACGAGTAAGAACGAGACCTTCCCCTTCACCTGTTCCCATTCCAGCAAAAGATAACGTGTAACCAGGAGGTAAGGAGTTAATAGCCGCGTCAAGTGCATCATCATCAGGGTCAATGCCATTACATCGCCCACCAAACTCTGAAAATGAATACTCTGTTTTCACCGCATTCAGCGGAAGAAGATAGGTGTTTGTACCATCAGAGAATTGCGCTTTTAGCTGGTTCATGTCCAAAGATACACACTTTGAACCAACTTGAGGTTGCGTTCGAAATTCAAAAAAACGCAAATCTCACGCTTTGGGGTAGTCCATCACTTGAATGGCATTCTCATTCAATATGGTCAAGCCACCTGCGTTAAAATCTGCAACACGACCTCTTAAAAAAGCTGACTTTAACGTCATCATGACTGCTTGCTGATCGGCAATTTTCTGCACTCGGTCTAAATTGGGAACACCGTTTTCTAGCCAATATCCGTTCACAAGGTCATCATCAAAGCTCACACCTGTTTCAAAAGGTAGCTTGGTTGGAGCAGGAAGAAATTCTTTATAACTATCGGTTCCAACAAGACCAACACTGTAGCGCTGCAGGGAGTCTGATACTGTTAATCCTGCCTCCCAAGCTATCGCTTGTTGTGACAAAGCAAATCGACCTTGAAACTCATCCTGCCTTACTCTCTCTGATGCTTGATACTCCACTTCCCGACGTTGATTGTCTTGCTGGAACTCTCGAGATAATAGAGGCATCGAACGCCGTGTTCCCACTGGGGTATGAACTACTTTGTCCGCATGTGCGAGTTCATCAAACGTTTTAGCCGAAACTTCCATTGTTGATGTTGCAGCCAAGGTGCGTTCTTCAATATTCTTGGTCATGAATAAACCTCATAAAAAAGCCCAGCGCGAGGGCTGGGCGTTGAGTGCTTGAGTTTATGCGTAGGCATCCACGCGAGGGTCATCTTCGATAGCGGCGCAGCCGACCTCAAACTCCCCTTTTTGTTTGACTTGCTGCAGGATGCATTTCTTGTACATGGTGTCGGCTTGGCCAAACATGTATTCGCTTGGCTTTTTGCCCTTTTCACCCACCGCGATGATCTTTTCGGTTGGCTCATCGACCAGAATGACAATATCTGGCGCCTCAGTCGGCTCGACTCGGTACGGGCCATGCGTTCCTTTGTTGCCTCGGTTAAACAGCAAATAATGCTGCTTACCTGGTTCCCATTCCAACAGTCCCGAAAGCTGCAGGTATTGATTGCCATCGGCGGCGTTTAGCGTTTCGATTACCTGCCCCGACGCGCCCCAACTCACCGCATCGTGCGCCACCGGAATCACATCACCGTAGTTCGACTCCCATCCATCCATGTCGGTGGTGAAGTCAATGTTGGTGCGGCGGTAGGCTTGCACAGCGGCATGGAATAGCCCTTCCCTTTTGGCCTGCTCTTCGTTGGTGACAAAGTTCAGCTTAAGTGGGTTCGGGTTGTAGCCGTTCTGCCCTGGTAAGGTACACAATAGGGTTTCAGATTTTCTTGACTGAGGATTGAACCACTCGACTTCGACGCCGTCGTAGTCATCTTCCTTCACCATGTCGATGTCGACAGAAAAGCTGTCTGGGGTCATGTTCACGGGTGAGTATGGTTTGCACAGCGTCTCTCTTGGCTCATCGCGCCACATGCTGACCGTGCCAAGCTCGATGCGTGGGTAAGCGCGTCCCGTTTCGAGTAGTCTACGTAGCGCTTCCCAAAACGTGGTCGGTTGGTCAAATAAGCCATCACACTTATCGCCTCGCGATTCCCATTTATCTCGGTAAGCCAGCAAGGTATCTAGGTCAATGGCATCGTCTTCTAGTCCTGCCCCGTACACATCATTGCGGCAAGCATCAATGACCGCATCCGCAATGGAGCGAGTTGGCTCTTCAACATAACGGCCGTCGTCTTGGCGAACAGGCAAGATGCGCGTCGAATCATTCCAGTATTGGCTATTGGCCTGCTGACTGAGCGAGTTAGTGGCTTTGATTTTCAGCGTGATGATGGACTCTTTTTCATTCGTATAGGTTTTCTGAATGACGGACTTCAGCCCCATCCACTGCACTTCATCAAACACCTTCGTCGCTTTGGTGACGGTACTCAGACGACGACAGCCCACTTCCCAACGCCCTGGTGCTAGTCCCATTTCCTCACTCAGCCAAACGGTGATGCGCTGCGGCGTGTTATCGCCCTTTGTCAGGGTTAACTTATGGGTCTGATAAGACTGATTCGTGCCCTCTGGCCGCACACGCACTTGCCATTCACACGTTCGAGCGTTGATGTCACCATTCTTGTTCATGGTGCCAAGACCGCGAGGGAAGATAAAATCCAGTCCCACATCAAGCGCGGTCGCATTGCTAGGCACACAAAGAAAGTCACCGACCCATTCAGCTTCTCGATCCCGTTCTAACACCGAAATTTCTGCGCTAGGCGTATCTAAGGTAATAAAGCCATTCCAACCAGGTACTTCTTCCAATGTGATGGAGTCCACCAAGGCTAGAGTGCCGTTACTGTCTTTACACACGTAGGTACCATCATTGCCCACCGCCTCATAAATCCGAACATAGACGTTGGTCATAGGATGGAATCGCGTAACTTCAGTACCGCCATCCGGTTTGACCCGAATGCGATTTCCTGCAAGCAAAGCGGTGACAATGTAGGTACCCGAGTTGATCCCTGCGCCCGTGATTATCATCCGATCATTCACCGCTAACGTTCCCCAACCTAGTGGGTTTTCAATTTCGTCTGGCAGCTCTTCAGGGTCGATAACGTCACCATCATCGCCCATATCATGAAAGTGGATGTTGCCCTCAAAGTAGAGACTTTCCTGAGTAGTAGAAGTGATAACCACATGCTGGCCTGCATCCCACGGCCACTTATCGCGGCGCAATGTCGACGTGTAATCACCATTGCCTGTATGAATGCTGTAGTTAGACCACAGCTCAACCACCTTGCCACGAAAACGCGCTTCGTTGCTGCTGGTCTCTGCGACCCAATCCGAGGTCACACCATCGAGCTTTAAGCCGCCTTGACCATCGGATGAACCGACCTCTTTGGAGGTCCAGACGATGTGATGGAAATGATCCACCACTTCATCAGGCTTATATTCTCGGATTTCAATGTCGGGGTTATCTGGTTTGATTTCCGTCTCACCAATAACGTGGCGATGGTAAAGAAACTCGCCGATGCCCTGAGAAAAGGTCTGGTAGTAATACTACTCGTTGTTTTCGTACTCCCACCAATCTGGGGCAATGATGTCAGGGTAATGCGGCATGCGCCCATAACGAACTGGAACGGGGTTGCCAAGTTTTGGCTTATTGCCTTGGCCGTTGTAGTTGTACACCGAGCTGGCCTGCTTGGTGTTCTGGTTGCCGCTCATGTCCGGCATGTTCATGTACATGTAGACAGCAGAGGCCGCTGACAGGGCCAACGCAGCATAGACAAGCCAATCCACACCAAAGCCGATTTTAGGGCGAATACTCACTACATCACGCTCGCCGATGATCACATTGAAATCATCGAGCCGGTTAAAATTTAAAGTGGCATTGAAGGTTTGGTTCGGGAAGTGTTTTTCTAGCCAATCCGACAAGCGAGTGCCAGCACCGACGGTGTGGACCTTGCGTTTATCCTTTCGAATCGGATGTTGAAACTCGACAATGTGTGGCATGACGATAAAACTCCACGGTATCAAATCGGCGGCGGAACTGGTTTAACGGTTCAATCTTGACGGTGCAGCCAAGGGTATGGATGACATAACCTGGCATTTGCTCAGCGCTGAATACGCCGCAATGCCATTTGCCTTTACCAGAAGCGGCGACCATGCACAGGTGCTCTGGCTTTTGAATGGGTTCGATTAACTGGCCTTGATAGCCATCAATCAGCTCATGGGCGTAGTCTGGTGTAACAAACTGGTCCATATGCTTGGGCAGATTTTCAAGGTGCAAGAAACGCTGCCATGCCTCACGCACAAGCAGGACGCAGCCGTCCACCGGAAAGTGACCATCTGGCAGCGATTTAAAGTAAGCAATCATGGATGGTTTACTCATATGTACATCAACCCTGGGTGCGTAACGTTGTTGTAAATCGGGCGCATGAAGCGTCGGTTGGTCAAATCTTTCCATGAGTTCGTGAGGGTCACGGTCATGGTGGTAATTTTGGCCGAGGACATGGTGAGCCGTATTCGCTTGTTGCGCGGCTTGCTCAAGTCGTCGGTGTCGTATTCGCGGTAAATGCTCACGACTGGAATCACGGGTTCGTGTCGCTTGGCGGTTTCAATCGCCTTGGATAGCGTGAGGTCGGTATTGGGCGCGGCCACGGTGAGAGCTTCTTGCCCTTTGGTTGCCTTGTCGGGCAACTGAAAAGCAAACTGGCCTGCTGTGAACCACACCCACTCGCCTGACTCAATTCCGGCATGTAAGTCAATTCCGTCCTTCACATAACGCAACACCCCTCCTGGTAAGGAGGGGTGCTGATATTCAATCGTTGCTATGATCAGGTTTGCCTCACTATGGCATTTTGAATACGGCTTCTTCGGCAGCTAACGCGGCCTTTTCGATGCCAGATAAAGTATCTCGGGAAAGTACGCGAGCGGTGTAGCGCTCCAGTTTTAAAGCGCGGAAGGTTTGCACTTTGGCTTTGAGTTCCCATATGGAACCAAAGTCTTTGCGACCACCTTTGTAGACGAATGGGGTGTCCTCGCCTGGTGTGGCGGTAAACTGGCACTTGTGTACTTCAAGGTCGTAGTCGCCCGTTCGAAGCGGCAAATAGAACCACTCCACGCCTGCTTCTAGTTCATTGAATACCCAGCTCTCGAATACCTCTTTTTGCTCTCCGGTGAACCGGAATGGTAAGACAAATTCAGCAGGGGCTATGCGAGAGCGACGACGCATGGTGGCCAAGCCCAAATCCATCTTTGAGCGTATGACCGTTTTGCCATGTTGATACTGATACCCTTTGGATTTTGGCAACGGCAATATGCCGTTACCAAAATACTTGCACGGGTAAAGGATCACATTCGGGTTCAATTGTGCCAACACTTCAGGTTTGACGGTTGCCATTATTTGAATCCTCCTGGCTGAACGCCAAGCGTTTTAGAGATGTAGCTAAAGTATTTCCCACCACTTTGCGCATCCTTCATCATGATGTTGAGGACTTTGTTCTCGTCATCAATCTCAGCGTGAGTACCAGGCTCGGCTTCATGAATAATGATGGTCCAAGGTTGGGCGCTCGCTCCGCTCCCGTTCGCGGCCATGCGGTTTTGGTAAGCCATGGTAGGGTCGTTGGCAGCAAATGGTTGACGATACATTGCCATGGTGGCTCGGTACATTTGGTCAATGCGTCGCGCTGACTCATTGGTGTAGACTCGCTCACCTGCTTTTAACGTCCAGTTTGACTCACTGCGACCTGCGAACATTGGCACTTCTTCAATGCCGTTGTGCGCCATGCCTGCGACAGCTTGCCCCATGATTAAGCCTGCGCTGGCAGCAGCCAAAGTACGAATGACCATTGCTTGACCGGCACCTGCAATTGGACCCAAACCGATAGGCGGTGGAGCCAGTGCAGCCGTAGCGGCAACTTCACCTTGCATATAGACCTGAGCAGCAGCCATGGCTTTTTGCGCAGCGAATGCTGCCTTTTGAATGAACGAGCCTTGTTTGGCGGTTTGTTCAATCAATGATAGACCTTGCGACGCTAAGCCAAACTTCATCGAGAGGACGGATTGCTCAATACGTTTTTCCGTATCGGCTCGCTGTTTAGCAGCCTGCTCAGACTTTCGGGTTTTCGCATCTTCAACTGCGTTATGCGCGTCCTTTTCTCGCTGACGAGCGTCTGCTTGCTTAGCTTCGAACTTTTCAAGCTCATCTGCGTAGAACTCTTTCTCGCGCTCTTTGTACTCCGCTTTAATTGCAGCCAGTGACTCAAAACCACGCTGCTCAATTTCTTGCTCTGAGAGTTTGAGGTTTTCAATGTCTTCAAGACGTTGCTCATGCGAAAGCTTTAGTTTTTCGCGTTCATCAGCGTATTGAACATCGAGCGCAGCAAGGCGCTGTTGACCTGCCTGTTGTTGGCGTGCAATCTCTTTTGCACTGGTCGAATCGCCAGAACCGTCGTCATTAGCAGACTTGACTGATGGCTGAGGCACGTCGTAGCTCATGCCTAAGCGCATTTTGTCATAGCGCTTTTGCTGGCGCTCTATCTCTGCGTCGATCTCATCTATCTGCTTTGTTAACCGTCCAAAATCCGAATTGAGATTAAACAGCTCATTCTCACTACGACCTAGTGGATTAAAAGGGAGTAAGCTGTCAGCATCGACACCTTCATACTCTTTAAAGGTATTATTTACCTCTCTCAACTCACCACTAAGTACCTTTCTCTCGGACTGCAACTCCTGTATTTTTTTACTTAGGCCATTTACTGTTCTTGGGTCGTCTGACCAACTATCAAACAGCGATCCCCAATAATCGGTGGCCACCACCATTTTGTCAGTGAACCAATCAATTTGGTCACTGGCTCCAAGAACGGCGTTAGAAAACGACTTTTCTAGCTTGAGGCCAACGTCCTTGAGCTTTTGGTCCATTTCTTTGAACTTCTCAATGTCATACTCCGACATCGACACGTTCAAATCATCGAACTTATCCGTTAGTTCGTAGAGTTTTTGCCCTTGATTATCGAGCAATGGCATCAAGGCCGAGGTATCGTTGGCAATACTTTCCAGATAGAAAATCTGGCTTTTCATCGGCACATTGGCAGCGTCCATCGCAGTCTTGATCGCAATCAGTGCTTCTGGACCTGACAGTTGTTGGAGCTTCTCAATCGTGAGGCCAACTTTAGGCGCGATGTTCTCCATAAAGTCGGCAAACTCACCGCCTTCATTCTCAGAGAAGTCACCTAGCTTATCGTTCACATCCTTGAGGATGTCTGCCATTTTTTCGCCACTGATGTTGTATTGCTCAGAGGCGTAACCCAAGGCTTGTATTTGTTCGACAGAGGTTTGGGAAACAGTAGCCATGCGCTCAATTTGACGCGCATGCTCCGCTTGACGGGTAATGAGGTAACCCGTTGCGCCAGCTACGGCACCAAGTCCAGCGGTCACCGCACCTGTAATTTCTAACACACCTTTGGCGGCAGTTTTTGCGCCGTCTGCGGTGCTTTCTAATGATTTGCTGAGGCCTACGTTTTCATCGTTTGCAGCTTTGGCTTCTTTGGTGTAGCCACGCAGCATCTTTTTGGCGTAATCCACGTCCTTCTGAAACTTGGCGGTTTCAGTATTGAAGCGGATATTAAAATCAGCTATCTGGGCACTCAATACGGAATCCTCCTGCTGATTCGCTCAATGCCATCAGCTCTTCATCAGTGTATTCGTGGGGTTCTTCGGGCTCGTCGGTCACGGGTAGGAAATCACGGTATGAAACAGGCTCGTCTAACTTCACTCCTGCAGCCATGGCCGTGATATTCCAGTTAGACGCACAACTAACAGCAAAGCGCCAGTTATCCATGTGATGTGAAAAGCCCTGCTCCGAGAAATACTCTCGCCATTCGATGACCGTTTGACAGCTAATGGAAGCCAGCATGGTTCGCCAACAGATATGACCAAACTCGCGAGCAAGGTCTTGGGCGAACCGCCTTTCAGCCCGAATTAAGCTTTTGGGTCGACAGGCTCCAAATCGTCTTCCTGCTCACCGTCTTTTTCTGGCGTTTCTGGTTCAACATCTCCTTCACTGGATGGGGTTTCATCCGGTAATGGCATACCAGACAGCTTGGCCACTTCGTCATGAAGCTCTTTGATTTGCTCTTTAGACATGGCAGACATGATGTACTGATGGCGCTCATCAATATCATCAATATCGAAGTTCGTGCCATGAGCCACCAATCGAGCCTGCATGATGAAATTCAAACGGTTCCATTGGCGAGTGACCTTGTCCATTTTTTGCAGTTGCGCTTCTTTCTCTTCCTTGCTGGCTTTTTCTGATAAAGCTTCAATCGACTCAGGAAAGGTCTGCTCTGAGCAGAAATCCATGAAGTCGTAACGATCCAAACCAGACAACTGAGTGAGGGTGACTTTATCGTCACCCACAGGAACCGTCTTTTGCTTTAGGAATGTAGCCATAGATTAAACGCCCCCTTCAGCAGGCTGCGCTTGTTCAGCCAAAATCATTTCCGCGAGTTTTGGTTTGCCAACGTTTTTGATTTTTAGTGTTCGAGTGATCTTCTCTTTAATCGTTACCGCTTTACCCCATGAGTTAAGGTAACCAGAATACGCATCCACAGTGCCATTCGGGTACTTGGTTCGATATTCGGTAACAGTACCGTTCACTACATCATCAGAAAGTTGTTGTTGACCTGGTTCACCAGGTTTCCAAACTAACGTGATGGTCGTATCACCTGCTGACTTTTGACCTGGCGTGGTCTTTGCCCAGTCCGCATCAGGATCGTCTAGGTAGTTATCTTCTTCATCTTCCACGGTGATTTCACCTGGCTGAAGCTCTTTGATACCGCCTACCTTGTCCCACTTGGCGTCATCAAGATAATCTGCCGTCGTTAGCAGTTCTTGGTCGTCTTTTTTGCGCCAGAACGTAGTGCCAGCGCCTTTAATTGCTTGAGTTGGGTCCGACATGATTAAACCTCTTCGGTGTATTCAATAGTAAATACCAAGTCCAGCGTTCCCCAAGGCTGTTCTTCGTCTTGTCCGTATCCAAACGATTGACGATTACAGAGTCCGAGAAGACCGTTGGCGGTGTAGTGTTTGGTGATGATCTTGCGAACTTCTTCACCTAATGCGTCGAGCTCTTGCTCCGTGTTGTTATCTGCAACCAGGTAGATTCTGATAGTCAGATCAGAGCGCCATGTAATTTCTTCAAAATCTTCTTCAACGCATTGACCTTCAGAAAGGGAGACTGAAATGGCAGGGATGTCCGTATCATTCTCTTCAGCTTCAAATTCGGGAACCGCGATGTATCTGGGGTTGCCATTAAAAAACGTTGCGATGATTGACTCGCCAGTCTCATCGACTAACCCTGCTTTCAAATCAGCTACGACTTGTTTGCGTATGGCGTTGTTAATTTCCACGACCAACCTCTCTGCAAATAACCAAGCGGATTTGTTGCTTCATCGCGCTGGACAGCTCTTTTTTCATGTCCGTTCTAAGCAACTCATCGCTGTGCTTTTTAAATGCTTTGGTGATTTCATTCACGATTGGCACCTTGCACACTTTGATGGGATGCCTTGCATCCGAGACACGTTGCATGATGTGCCAACGACCGTTCTTCAGCTTTTGTAAGAAGGCGTTCTCGAAGCGGTGCCGACCGACAACAATGGCGGTGTTACCGGATAACTCTCGCTTTTGGTAACGACCATTTCGGCCTCGGTTAACTCGGCTGATTTGGTATTGCCCTCGCTTGCGCCGAATTTGGGTTCTAGCCGTATCGATAGAGATGGCAGGAACATCGAACCTGCGCACTCTGACAAAAGCCACTGGCATTTTCCCTGTGGCCTTTTTTGTTATCGACGCGCGAGGGCGAATAACTTTTTGCTTGATACGAACGGCTTTTGCGGTGTCTTTCACTGACCGAGAAACAGCTCGAGCAGCCACACGGTTAATCGCCATTGCACTGGCTTTCGGTACCGCGTTACTTTGTAATGAAGAAAGGTTTTTAACGGCTACCGCCAATTCCCGATCAATGCTATTCATAAGATCACCACAATATTTCCGTCTTCTGGATAAGGGCCGCTGGTGACAGTGAGCTTTCTGCCCGAGGAAACGAACTCAATAGGTGTTCCCTTCTTCGGTCTGACATTATCTGCTTTCTTAAATGTCAGCTTGCGAGCGATGCCTGCCATAGCGTCAAACTGGTTTAGGGATTCGTCATAAATGGCTTTGATAGGTTCTCCACCATTGACTTTCACCCAGACACCAAACGCTTCAGAAACCGTGTTATCCACCTCTTCCATTAACTGGTCGAATTCGTTATCAAACATAAGCGGCCTTACATCGTCGCGACGAAATACGCCAAGCCTGCGTCCACCGCTTCCATCGCGGTTTCTTCATCTAAAAACGGCTTATCGCCACGTTTGAGCAGCACCGTCTTTTGGCCTTGCAAACACTGAAACGGCTTATCCACGAGAACTTGCACATTGCCTTTTTCATCGGCGTTGACTTCTGGCGGCTCACCATCGTCTAGAACCGTGGCATCATCGGGTAATTCGACCGCAGCACCGATAAGCACTTCCGATTTTTCGCTCGTTTGACTCTCGGTTTGCTCGCTTTGATCACCGGCAGTATGGTTAGCGTCATTTCCTTGCGTTTGCGACTGTGCTTCATCATCGGATTCGTCCATGTCTGGTAACTTGGCTTCCAAATCGTCAATGACTTTATTTAGCTGAGGTTCGGTCGTTTTGTCTGAATATTGCGGTTCAGTAATACCGAGCTCTTTGCAAAGCTCATCAACACGTTTTTTCAGGTTTTCTTTTCGGCTCATGATTGGCTCCAAAGTAAAAATGGGTCCGTGGACCCATTTTGCTTTTCGTTAGTGGTGGTCAGGATTAACCGACTTTGACGACAACAACTTTGTTAACATCAATGAGGTACATCGCAGGGGCGGCTTCCGTTTTGGTGTAGCGAACTTCTGGATCGCCATTTTCCGTCCAATCTTTCACGTAGCGTTCGGCTTCATCAAAGCCTTCACGCTGAGCGGATAAGTCTTGGATTTGACCGTACAGACGCGCACCGCGCAGTTCGGTATGCGCCAGAATCAACGTGAAGTCGCGTTGGACTTTCTTCGTTGTGCCGTCACGGTCGATGTACTCTTCATCCACCACGATGATGGTGACATCGCCAAGATTGCCTTTAACGCTAACCGTTGCACCTAAGTCTTTTAGCGCGGTTTCCAGCTGAGAGTTAGAGCCACGGCGAGTTTCCAGCGCGTCATTGAACTTCTCGAATTTGCGCATCAACGCCCACGTTTTAGGATCGGTAATGATGACATTCGTCAGGCCTTCAGAAATCGCCGCCCAAGTTTCAATGTCACCAACGATGTCGTAGGTAGCAAAGTCTTGATTCGCCCACTGAGCCGCCGTAAGAAGCGTGATCATGTTGTCCGCATTTCGGCCTGCATCAATTTCGTAAGGCTTATCAATGTAAGGGCTGTCGATCACGGTTTTACCGTCATAGACCATCTCGGCACACATCAGCTCTTCGCGGTCACGAACCGCTTGCTCTTCGATGTCGAGGTTTTGCATCACAATCGCGTTTTGACGATCACCTGCCGACATAGAGCCTGTGATTGGTTCACCTGGTCGGCGCTTAACGCTTTGGTTTGCCGTTACTGCGTGTTTTGACTTCACGTATGCAGGCTTAAAGCTTGAGGTTTTAAAGCCTTGATTGCGGTCTATTGCGGCACCAATCATCGGTGAGCAAAATGCTGCAATCTTGGTTTTATTTGGGATCATGTCGAGGTCGACTTTTTCCGTATCGAAGGTATACATCTCACGGAAGAAGAAGCGCATGAAGAAGTTGTCGCGACGAATCCCTGCTTCTTGAATGGCTCCAAGCAGTTCGCGAGTGGTGTAATTATCAGGCATAAGAAGCTCTTTTTTTTCTGAATTCAAAGAAAACGACGAATTAGTATTCGTCGTCTACGAAAACTGGACTGCCAAGGAAAGCAGCGCGTTTTTGCTTGTTTGTTGTGACCGTATCTGGCCAGTTCACAAAACCGATACGAAAGCCACCCTGTAGGTAAACTGTCGATTCTTGGTCGCTGCCTGTATTCGTCACATCACGAGCCGAGATAGCGATGGCTTTGCCTGGTGTACCGTCCCATTTCACCAAAGTGGCGGCGTCAGTCGCGTCGACCATTAATGGGGTTCGAGCAGAAAAAGATACGCCCGTTTTGATGGTTGCTCGCGCCGTGACTGGTGCGCTAATAAACAGCTCATCTGGTGTGTATTCTGTTTGTTCTAACATGCGAGTTTCCTTGTTAAATGCGTGTGTATGAAGACGCTAGCGCTTTGATGTTCTTTTGTTCTTCGGTGACATCACCGGAACCAACATCATCACCAAGAGGCTCACCGTGCTCTGAGGCCAGTGCCATTAATGCCGACTCGTTTTGCGCAGTGGCACTAACAGGTACTGAAGCAAGCAAGGCCTTGGCTTCATCGACGCTAATTTTTGGGTTACTGGCAAGTTGTTGCGCGAGCGCTTCACGCCCTTTGGCTTCTTCTAGACCAATAATGCCCATGCAGCGTTCACGCTCTTTTGTGGCTAGGTCCGTGGACTCATCACTTTGCGCGCTCGCTTGTGGCTGTTCTGGAGTGGATTGCTGTTCTTCAGCTGGAGTTTGTGGAGTCGCTGGAGCGGCGGCTTGTTGTGGATTGCCTTGCTCACCCGTTGCGACTGGTTGTTGTTCTGCTTGCACCGTCATAGCGGCTCCCATATCAAAGGTGGTTTGTTGTTTCTTGAACTGTTCAGCCATGATCTGAACGGCATCAAGACCGTTAACGACTTCGTTTGCGAAGCCAACATCCACTGCGGCTTGGCCTTCGTAGACCTGCGCCTCAGTCGATAGAATGGTTTTAATGTCGACGCCCATGTACTCGGCGGCTTTACCTGCGAACATTTGACGTGTGCTCTCTGCTTCGGATTGCCATTTCTCTCGCACCTCTTTCGGCAGAGATTGGTAAGGGTTGCCATCGGCTTTATGGTCACCTGCCGTCACAAGGGTGATTTCCACGCCTTGCTGATCCAGCATCTTCTCGATGTTGGTGTGCGCCATAATCACGCCCACCGAGCCTGCGATGCCCGTTTGAGTTATGAGGCGCCTTGAACACGCACTCGCAATCATTTGGCCTGCACTGCAGTGCATGTCGTAACCGAGGGACCAGATAGGCTTGATTTTGCGCATCTCTGCGATTTTGTCGGCCAAGTCAAAACAACCTGCGACCATGCCGCCTGGTGTGTTCATATCCAACAAAATGGCTTTGACTTCGGGGTCTGCGACCGCTTCTCGCAATCGGTGCATAATGCCGTCGTACCCTGTCATCCCCGAGTAGGGTTTGATGTGGCCATACTTATGAACCAACGAACCATCAATCGTAATGATGGCGATACCCTGAGAGACTTGATAGCTGCGGTTACTGCTGCGAGTCCGAGAAAAGCCAGAAGCGACTTTTTTCATGTCGTTCTCGCGCAGGATTTGCCCTTCGGTGTCGGTTATCTGGATCACGTTGCCTAGACGTTGGCTGAGCGCCGAGAAGAATACCCGAGCGTAACCAGCTTCTAAGGCGAGCGGCCTGTTGAATGTGTTGCTGATTAGGTGTTGTAAATTATTCATTTGAACTCTCGCTTGGGTTATCCGGTGCTAACGCTTGTAGCTTCATCCAGCTTGGAGGTGGTAAACCTTTCGATTTGCGCTCTTCCATCTCTGCCAACTGTTGATCAAAGATTTCTTGATAGTCTTCACCGAGTAGCGCGAGCTCTTTCTCATACGTCGATAGACCTGAGTCGATACGCAGTACGGCTTCTTTGACTTCTTTCAATCCATCGATGGCCAGTCGACCAGAGCCAATCCAATCACACTTGGTCCAAGCGTTGCGGCGTTCGTAGAAGTTGAATCGCGCTTTGCTTGGCAGCTTGATGTAGCCACGCAAGATCATTTCTTCGAACATGAGCGCGAAGATTTGGCTGGCGAATCGGTTAGCAATGATTTTTCTTCGACCCATGAAGTAACGCCATGAATCGTTGTGCGAAGCACGAATGGTGCTGTAAGACATTTGCGCGTAATTGCGCGACAGCTGCGCGTAATCCACGCCCAATCCAGCCGCAACGTAGCGGATGATGGATTGCTCCAAGGCCGCGAATCCGTTATCAGCGTTCCCTGCGCTGTGTAGGTTGATTTTGTCACCTGGCATGAGGTGAGGCAGTTTGACGCCGTTGAACTTGACCTCGTTGTTGGCGTAGTAATCGCCGTAGGTCATTAGCATCTTTTCGACCGCGCCATTTTGCTGCGCACCGAACAAGTACTCCATCGCTTGGTCCGTTCCAAGCTCTGACTCGATACTGGCGGCGTACATGGCGTTGACAATCGCTCGCTGTAACGTGGTGTTCTGTAAGGTGTCGAGCATCTTCAATTGCTCTAAACACGATAAGAACTTATTCACGCCACGACATTGCCCACCTTCCGATGGCTCAAAGATATGCAAGAACCCCATGCGCCCCGAGCGTAAACGCTTCGGTACTTCACGCCATTTCTTTGGCGAACCAAAGTTATCGGCCCCTTCTTCAATGAAGTAGGAAATGGCTTCGCCATGTCTATTGAAGCGCATCCCACCACGCTGATGGGGTTTGTCCATCATGTAGTTGGGGTTGTTAACCTTGCGTGGCGCGACCATGCGAATGCAGGTTGAAAAGTGCGAATGGCGACGGTCTATCCATTCGGGCTTCGCCATGATTTCGCCCGTGTGAGCATGGGTTTCAATGCCCTCTCGCATCATCATGGTGAACGTGCGGCGACCTTCTGCGTCGATAAAGCAGTTCGGGTCTTCGGCGATGTCACGAAAAATGGCTTCCACTTCACGCACGAACCCTTTGTCTGGATCGATGCCGAGCAATAGCCAGTTCGGTTTGTAACTGAGGCGAAACTCAGAGCCAATGATGTGGTCTTTATGTAGCTGGATGCCGTTCGCAGCAATACCGTTATTGCGTGTGACATCGTCTGTTCTGGCGTTCGCCTGTCTCATGACAGGCAAGAAAGCAGCATCTACCGATTTTGACGGCGGGTTCCAATCGCTCATCTGGCCACCAAACCCT